CAATTCCCCCCATCTCCACCAAATTAAGGGAACTGGAAACTTGTAATCTCCAGTTTTAAACGAAGAGAATTCTCTCGCCCTCTATGGGGATGATCGGGTTCGACAGGGTGAGTAATAAACTAAGGGCTACCGGCGAGGCGACTGACCTAATCAGCGCAAATCCAATAATTGCCAATGATGACAATTATTCTATGGCCTTGGCTGCTTAATAAGCACTAAGACACAATGAGTTTGTCCACTTGGAAACAGAACGGACAGGACGGCGGTGTAACAACCGCCGTTTCTTTTATTGACATTTTTATAAACAACGTATATAATACATGTGTCATTACTCATAAGGTGATTTATGGATACATTTAAGCAAAAATTTGAACTTAAGTATTTCGAAGAGAATCGTTGCACCGGAAATCGTAACATCATGATTGCCTTTGATGGAGATAAAACTGTCGATGAGTTTCTTGAAGAAGTCATGGGGTTCATGAAGGCAGTTGGATATCAGTTTAATCTCGAAGAACATCTTGAGGTCGTGAATGATCATGTTAAAGAAGAAGATTTTAATACAGAGGTTGATCTTTGGAAAGGAAGTGAGATTTGGGATGAAGGTGTATGAAAAAACTATTGTTGATTGCGCTGCTTTTATTCTCAACAGCGAGTCTAGCAGATGAGAATAAAAACAAGTACACTCTGTGCGCTGAAGTCACTATTCGATTCACATTGTTTCTTGAATCTGCCAGCACATACAAGACAGAACAAGAATACAAAGCCTTTTGGTATAAGGTACTCGTAAAGGGCGATGCGGATAAAGACTCTCAAAGAATCTTATCACAATTGATTGATCTTGCTTGGATCAATCGTGGAAAAGATATTACAGACATCGCTATGCAGTTCTATCAAGGATGTGCTAGCGGAGTTATTACTTGATGGAGTATTGTCATGTATCCACTTTTGCCCAGCCCCGATACTGCAGGTAAGGAAACACACTACGCTTGGTGGACAGGCGGATTTAGCAATGATGAGATTGAGAAGATTAAACAGATTGGTAGAGCACTAGAAACAAAACCATCGATTGTTGGTACGGGCGGCGGATCTCTAGACGAAAAAACACGTAAATCTAGAAACTCATGGATTCCATATGCCCAAGAAAGTGCATTCATTTATGATAAGCTGGGCTATATTGCTAGAATGTTAAATGGAGAATTTTTCGAATTTGACTTATACGGATTTGGAGAACCCATACAGTATACTATGTATGAAGCAAGCCATAATCATTATGACTGGCACATGGATCGTGGACTTATGGGAGGAAGCGCTCCAAGAAAGCTGTCTCTAGTCTTACAACTTTCCGATCCTCACGAGTATGATGGCGGCGATCTAGAATTGTTTATATCAAATCAGCCTACGGTGTTGGCTAAAGAAAAAGGCAAGGTGTACGCTTTTCCGAGTTATATCATGCATCGTGTGACTCCTGTTACACGAGGACTACGTGAAACTGTGGTGGTGTGGTTGTGCGGCAACAAGTTTAGGTGATATATGAATGTAGAATTTCTAGGTAAAAGATCTGCCTCTCCCCAAGTCGCTATCATCAAGAATTTTTATGATGAAAGCGAATTGAGATTGATCATGAGAGAACTAGATTTTTTAAATTCTTCTACTAAACTCTTGCCTCCTGATCAAACAAATGCTGCCGTTCATGAGGATGGAACATCTAAAAAGCGCAACACGGGTATCTTTCTAGATCAAATTTATCTGGTAAGAAACATTAGCGACATATTGCAGGTGAATCGAAAAGTTTTCAATCCTCTTGTAACTATAAAATTGATTGATGAAGATTTGTCTTTTAGACATGTACAACAAGTAAATAAAGATACTACGCTAGTATCATATTATGAAGATTCGGATTATTATGAGCCGCATCAAGACTCTGCTACCTTTACAGTGCTTTCGTACTTTTATAAAGAACCAAAAAAGTTTACTGGCGGCGATTTGGTGTTGACTGATTTCGACTATACGATTGAAATTGAAAATAATATGGTTGTTTATATGCCCAGCGTTTATCTTCATGAAGTGACTCCAATTAAAATGAAAGAAGAAGATATGAATCAAGGCCTAGGTCGCTATTGCGTGTCAATGTTTTTAAATTACAGGTGACGTATGAAGTATTCTCTATATCGACTTCGAGACGGCGAAGGGGCTTCAGGCTCGATTTCTATTGCTATCGGACTCAACGAATCAAATGAAAAGTTTGAAGAGGACAATGCAAAGCCTCGAGTGGGGGTCATCATGCAGGTAGGATCACGCGAAGATGGATTTCTTCGTGTGTGGGAAACGTCACTTATCACAAAGGTAGTTGATAATCGCAAGGACTACGTTCGTTTCATGACAAAGAATGGATCAACGTATGAGTGGGAATGTTTCGATGAATGAACTCAAGATCAAGACTCCAAGTGAATTTGCTGCAGAAATAGAAGAGCTTGTAAGGATTCATAATCTAGAATATATCGATGCGGTTGTTCTTTATTGTGAAAGAAACAATCTTGAAATTGAAAGTGCAGCATCGTTGATTCGACTTAATGCCAATATGAAAGCTAAAGTACAGACAGAAGCTGAGAATTTACGATTTCTTCCTAAGGTATCACGCCTACCGATATGACTCCATTCGAAGCATACACGATGTATTGCGCTCTGAAGATGCATTTCACTACGAAGGACTATGACTACATCAAGTACAATGGTAAACTTCGTATTACTGGTGATCAATTCGAGCGACGCAAAGACAAATACTTCTTTCACAAACTTGCCAAGCGCAAAGATGTAAAAGAGTTTTTAATTGCCAATTTTGTTTCTGGAAATAATCAGATCTGGATTGGCGATCTTGTTAACAACTCTTCTACAGAAGAAAATTATACGCAATGGAAGAAGCGTACTCAGGCTCTTGCGTATATGTTTGAAGAAGATCTCAAGAAGTGCTTGACAAACCTGGATGACAATGTTATTATAAAGGACAATCAACATCCTTTCATGTTGAAGCTTTTTCTACGAAAGAAAATATCAATCGAGACCCTACTCATATTAAATGATCTCACAGGATTTTTCTCTCACTGGAATAAGCATTTGAAGGACGATATCATTTGGAAGGACGTACATTTGGTGTGCGTAAAATATCGCCCATTTTTAAATTATGATAAGGCAAAGATGAAAGCGACGGCGCTTAAAATCTTTAGTAGTGAAAGTGAGGCAGCATAAATAATGCATACATTATGAATACTGTGGATAAGATACAATACATAAACATACAAACATACAAGGAATACACATATGGTAGATTTTGCTACACTCAAGCGTTCATCTAGGAACGAACTCAATAAGCTCACAGAGCAACTCAAGAAGCTAAACACCAACGAAGCAGCATCAAGCAATGATGATCGCTTTTGGTATCCTGACGTAGATAAGACAGGCAATGGCTATGCAGTCATTCGCTTTCTTCCTGCGCCCGCTAATGAGGATGTTCCCTTCATTCGTATGTGGGAGCATGGATTCAAGGGTCCTACAGGTCAGTGGTATATTGAAAACTCTCTGACAACGATTGGCAAGCCAGATCCTGTGTCAGAGTATAACACCGAACTCTGGAACAAGTCATCTGATGACAACTCACCCTTTCGTAAGCAGGCACGAGATCAGAAGCGCAGCCTACGTTACATCTCAAACATCTATGTGGTGAAGGATCCTTCGAAGCCACAGAACGAAGGCAAGGTCTTCTTGTTCAAGTATGGTAAGAAGATTTTCGACAAGTTGAACGAGGCAATGAATCCTCAGTTCGATGACGAGAAGCCCCTCAATCCGTTTGATCTTTGGGAAGGTGCAAACTTCAAGGTCAAGATTCGCAACGTCGAGGGATATCGTAACTACGACAAGTCAGAGTTTGACGAGCGTGGTCCTTTGATGGATGATGATGCGGATATGGAGAAGGTTTGGAAGAGTGAGCATTCTCTACAGGCATTCCTTGATCCCAAGAACTTCAAGGACTACGATGTTCTCAAGAAGAAGTTGCATGCTGTTCTAGGACTGTCACAGAAGGTCGCTGAGGAGGCACAAGAGGTTATGCCTCGCGCAGAGGCACCCAAGCTCAAGGCAGCACCTGCTAGAATTGAGAAGGAAGAGACTGCATCAGTCGCCGATGAGGATGATGATGACTTGTCTTACTTCAAGAAACTTGCAGAAGGATAAAACGTTGCTATTTCGGAGATAGCGTAAACCGTTTAGGGGGACTTCGGTCCCCCTTTTTATTTGTTTGAAGATTCTGTATCAGATTGATTATGTCTTGGAGCAAACTTCTCGGCACCTGTGACACCTAGACCTGCCATGACAATATAAGCGACTGCATTGAATACGAAGTCGCTGGGTTGATATTTCCAAAATAGATTAGCAAGAAATCCAACACCAAGAAGAATAGAAAAAAATGCTGTAATGATTCTTTTAGAAGAAGGCATTCCATCTATGTCTTGAAAGATCGCAGACAGATAATGCTTCAATGGATGATGATTGGATGTCATCCTGGCAAGCCTGCTGCACCGTGATAGGGCTCATTAACATTAAAATGAGCAGCCAAGCTATCTTCAGGTGAGTGTGGAGCATTTGGTGAAGGTATGCCATACTGTGTGCCAGGAGATGCCTTGGGTGATGTGGGGGTAGACGCCATCATAGGTGACGATACTCCGCTTGATGCTCCCGAGCCACTTGCCCCTGATGACATTGCGCCGCCGCCGCTTGCAGCAGC